ACAGAACTCCCACGCTGCCTGCCATTAGATGAGTGTCCTGTATGATGGACTATAATCACAGCAGCTTCGTATTTGTGGATAAGCTCATCCATCCTACTAATAAACAATGTCATGTCCTCAGTGCTGTTCTCTGAGCCTGCTCCAAAGTTCCTGTTGAGCGTATCAAATATGATGCAACTTAACTCACCTTCTTGAGCTGCAATCATATCTAGCTCTGCTATAAGCTTGGCATATTCGTCTGGATCAAGTATTCGAGTTCCTCTATTAGATAAGAATAAAGGAGCACCATCTAGGCTTTCCTTTGATTGATTCCACGCTGCAAGTCTACGTTTGACCCCACGCTTACCCTCACCACATAGATAAACCACTGGAGCACGTTTTGCTTTATGTCCGTAAAAGTCAGAACCATTAGCTATAGCTGCTGCCATAGCAATAGCCACAAAAGACTTTCCAGACTTAGGTGCACCAAATACACCAAGCAAACTAGACCTCTCTGCAACTGTTTTAATAAGCCAATCAGGATTATCCACCTGAGACATCACCAGATCAGCTCTCTCGAAGTATAAAGCTCCTTTAGGTCTATCTACTGGGGTGTTTTTAATATAGTCCTCAAGAGCATCAGAATCGCTGTAAAGACCCAATTCTTTAGCTTCATGTAAATCACCTTTTTCTGGCAAATCTGCATGAGGTTTTGCAATAGTTACTTCACAGCCATTGGTTCTTAAATAAGTGGATATCTCTTGTGCAAACATGAGCCCAGCTTCGTCATTATCTGGGTATATGTAAACCTGCCTACCATAGATGCTTGACCAGTCTGTTTTATCCCAGCCCTTACAGCCACCATGATGACAAGCAACCTGATGTTGATAAATTTCAGAAGCAGCAAGTGCAGCCTTCTCTCCCTCAACCAATAAAACTGGCTTAGTGCTATCTCCCTCAGATAGATACAAAGGCATAAGCCCCTCTGGGCGTTTCATATACCAAAGATCACCACGTTTGCTAAAAGGTGCATATTTGATTTTGCTTCTAGGATGCCCCTCTGGGAATCTCAGCACTGCAAAGTCATCAGAGTATTTTAACTTGATGCTTGCCTGCAACCAGAGTTCGACAAATTGATCTCTGGTTAAAGATGGCGATGAAGGTGCTTCTTTTTTGGGGGAGATAAAATGAATGTCGTCAGACATTGCTCCCTCATCGCCAAAACCAAATCGTTTAAGTGTTTCGTTAATACTTTGATCAAAGTGCTTGAGTAGCCACATCGTACCACCACCTTGATCTAATTCAAAGGAATAAAATTGTCCTTTCTCAATATTCAAAACCCAAGAGCCATGAGTTCCCCAGCGAACCTCAGTCGATGTTACAGACTTTGGTTCGCCAAGTAATTCTAAGCCAATAGGTTTAGCTATTGATGCCCAGTCCTCGTTGGTCATTAAAATGGTATGTCATCGTCAGTTACCACTGTTTTCTCAACAGGACTTTCAGCAACAGGTGCTGGCACATCCTCGTCATTTACCCAAGCAGGAATAACAAACTCTGCTGGTCTTGGTTTCCAAGCAACAAACTCAAACTCAGGTATTTCGCTGGCAAAACCAGAATCGAATTTCACAGGTCTTGAGCCTAAGTATCTAAAGCAAGGCAACTGACCTTCGTTAGCTGCTTTTTGCATCCAGAACTTCTCGCACATGGATTTAAAGCCTTGTAGCTCTCCCCATGCTGCTCGTTCCCATTGCACGACTTGCTTATCGCTTGTGAAAGCCCAAACGCTAAAAGCTTTTTTCCAGCCTTCTTTGTTTTCGACTTTACTAAATGGAATATCAGAGAATTCAAACTCATAGCCACCTGAATATCTGCCCAGACCAGTCTGGATAGTATCAGGGTCTAGTAGGATGTATTCCATGTCATAGACATTTTCTCCTATATACCACGCCTTTTCTTTTGCCAAAAACTTAAGATAAGAATTTGACCCATTTCCTTCACCAGAATTTTCTTCAAAAAAATCCATAGCACGCTCCTTTAAAATCAGTGCAAAACTCTGTCTGCACCTTCGTTATATTCTGCTTCAAGACTTTCAATGTTCCTAGTCTTGTAGCTCCAAAAATCACCGACATCGGTGATCCCTAATGCTTCAGCTCCTAACAGATAGTTCTGATACTTGCGAAAGCAAAACTCTTCAAAATCGTCATCAAATATTATGTGCATGATTTAATATTACATCAATGTCATTACACAAGTCATCAACATAGCCAACAATTACACTTTGATTGCTTAGTGGCACTTCGTTCATTAACAAAGCTGCTGGTAATACATACCTAGCTTTGTTGCGATTGTATTTATAAATCAACACTGGTATTAATTTGTCTCCAGCACTTTCACAAGCTTGAGCCCACCATTTCTCTTGGGCAAAGGTTGATCCTTTTCCTGCATAACACTTGCACTCAATTGCAAAATTACGCCAATAGATATCAGCCATGCCTTTGTTCTGGTATTGATCCAAATTCCTTTTAACAGTTTCATCAAATCCACGTTTCTCACAAAAGTCATTAATCAGGTTAACGATAGTACGCTCAAAAGCTGCACCTTTGTTTCTGGAATTTACCACTGCTCACCATGATCTTGCTCATACAATCTAACAAGCTGCTCAAAGTCATGGGGTGATTCAGTTCTTTCAACAGTGCCATCGTTATACATAACCTCTCTGGAATCATCGTTAAAAATTATCTGATAGTAACCATCACCATACATAGTTTGCATATAGTGAGACTTAATCTTCTGAGACCACTTATCAATCTCATTCTTTAAGGCTTGTAGTTTTATAAGATCAGTGTACTGAGTCATTTCTGCTCACTCCTAGCATCACAAATGCCTAGCTTGATGTAATGGGCTGCTAACTCACCTAGACTTCTTGTGCTCCTAGACATTACCTGATGCTCCTTAAGCAACTGATGTATCTCAGAGTCCACCCAAATAGCCTGAGTGGTTGTACGTTCTGTCAACTTATTTTTTTTATTTTTTAATTCTGTTTTCATATCTAAACTCTCCATGTTTATTCTATAATATTTTTGGGCAGTGGCAAAACTCTCCTTATAACGCTCCCTTCAAGTCTGCTGCCCCTCGATCCTTAATCCTCACCTGCTTACGTCTAACGCTTCTGGCTTCCTTTGCAGGCGTTACCCTCTCAGGTGTAGCCTTATAATTAATGTAGCCCCAGTCAAGCTGATACGAGCCACAAACAGCCTTCTCATGATTCGCTATTTTTTCCATTAATGCAGTTTGTATGCAGTCCTGTTCTTTTTCTAACTGCTTAATCTCAGCACTGATGTTTTCATGTCTAGCTATAATGGTTGTGTAACTAGCATCCATCTCCAGAACATCTTCAGCCACTGGTATATCTTCAAACATCACATAAGCATCATCAGAAGTTTCAGGGTTAAAGTAAGTTTCTGTCTTAACCCTTTTCTGCCAGTCATCAGCTAAAAGTCTTAGCTGCTCACTGAAGGCTGGATCACGCTCATAGAAGAAGTATCTAATCTCATTAGCAATATGACTAAAGACCACCAGAACGCCCCAAGAACAACCAGTGATTTCAACTTGAGTTTTTAACTGAATCCAACCACGCCAATCTTCAGGATAATCCTTTGGATAATCTTTGGTTAGTTTGCACTCGATAATGCCTTTGCCATTAATATTCATTGTTGCTCACCACATAAATGCCCTTAGCAGGGTCAGTTTCGATTTCTAAGTTATCTGCCATTGCTGTTCCATCTAAAGAACAATTGACTGGATAGAATGGATGAGTGAAAGCTTCTGGAAACTCAGTCTGCACATCCGTCAGCCCAAGCTTCTTAGCTGCATACCTAATGATATGCTCCTCAAAGAAGTCTCCTAGCTCCATTGCTGTGTTCTGGTCAAAACTAATATCTTCACCATGCTTGGCTTTAATATGCTCTTGCAACTGACGTTGCCTAGATTTGTATTTGCCCTTGCCCATTGCATTACCAACAGTTGATGCTGATAGCTCATCGTCTTTTGTTAGCTTACCTACCATAGTTCTCTCCTCTGGTTAATCTGAATTCTTCTTGCTTGAAGATTCGATGGTTGTGCTGGCACTTTAATGCCAGCTTAATTTTAGCGATAAATTCCTTATGACTGTCAGCCACAATCTTAACGCCCCCTACATTAGTAATTAATTTCTTACTCATTACGCTACCTCTCTTAAATATCTTTCAAGCTCATCTTTTTTTAAATCAGCAATCCAATGCTTGAGATTTGCAGATGATGAATAATCCCAATAACCATCAACAAAATTATTCGCCCTAAAACCACTAATACAAAATGCTTCCTCATAACTATCCCAGCTAATCGTTACATCGCTATCAGTGAACCAAACAGAGTCGGTATCATTTTTGTTACTAATCAAATAATCAGTAACTGCATTTATTAAATATTTCTTTTCCATTTTATCTCCTATAAAAAATGAGTTAGTTCTACCAGCAAAAGCCCCAATGAAGGAGCTTGTTACTGGTGGGGTGGGTTACTTATGCAACAGACCTTCTTTCTTCA